CGGCGAGATTATGGACGGCAGACACCGGATAATGAAGGCCATCCTGCAAGGCGAGAAAACAATCAAAGCGGTGCGGTTCGACGAGAATCCGGAGCCGTGCCGAATATTGGAGGACTAATATGCAAGACCGAGAAACCGAAATCCTAGAGGCCTTGCCCTCCGTCGCCCACGAGCGCGGGGTAAAATTGCTCTTGGAACTCTTCGCCCTCCGAAGAGAAAAACACCGGGACAAGCTCGAGCATAACGAGGACCCAACCATCCGAGGGAGGGCAAAAGAATGTAAGGACCTCCTCAATCTTTTCGGTTGACAACTATTGTAACAATCTGATACAGTAATACATACGTACTAATCTAGGAGGATTAGCTTAATGGATAATGAGACCACCGAGGACGTAGGACTCACTGATTTCGATCTGGCCTTTGAGGCCGCTGCCGGGTTAGGCGATGGTGCCGAGGGCACCGCCAAGGGCGAAGGCACAGCCGACTCAGGAGCCAGTGAAGGCGAAGGTACTGCTGCCGCAGAAGGTACTGCTGACGACGCAGCCACCAAAGAGGCTGCTGACAAAGCTGCTCAGGAAGCCGTCGACACCGCCGCAAAGGAGGAGGCCGACAAGGCCTCAGCCGACGCTGAAGCCCAGCGTGTTGCCGATGAGGCTGCTGCTAAGGCTCCTAAAACTCCCGTCGTAGACGAGGCCGCTGTTGCCGCGAGAGCAGAAGCCGATCGCGCAGCCAAGGAAGCCGCCGACAAGGCCGTTGCCGAGGCTGCTGCCAAAGAGCAGTTCACTGACGCGGACCAGGAGGTCCTAGCGCGAACCGCCGAGGATTTCCCGGACGTTGCCAAGGCTTTTGAGATCAGAGAGCGGGTGCTCCTCGCCAAGATCGAGAACCTGTTGTCCGGAAAACTCGGACAACTGACCTCTCAGTTCGACCAACGCCTCGCCCCGGCTCTCTCGGTCGCACAGACCGTCGCCCGTAATGCTCACGAGGCAGAGATTCTCGGCAAGCACCCGGACGCCTTCACCGTGCTCCCGCAGGTCGAGGCATGGGTCTCAGCACAACCGAAGATCGTCCAAAACGCATATAACGCAGTTCTCGATAAAGGCTCCGCTGCCGAGATCGTTGAACTCTACGATGTTTTTAAAAAAGCCAATGTTGTTGAGGGCGCACACTCCGACGACAAGGCCAAGTTAGAAGCGGACAATGCTGCGAAAGCCGCGGCGGAGGCCGACCGTGAGAAAAAGCTGAAAGCTCAGGAAGGTGTCCGTAGCCGGCAGACAGCACAAAAGAGCAGCATTGACGAGAACGACTTCGAAGGAGCGTTCGCACTGGCTGCAAACTCGTAACCTACAGGAGGAATTAGAACATGGCTACTCAGACAGTAAGTGACATTGGCCTTAGAACTGCAGGCATGGTTGCAGCCGATCTGCTCAAACGTGCCGCTCCCGCGCTCGTTATGCAGCCGTTTCTGCAGACCAAGCCCATCCCGAAGAACTCTTCGGACACCATCAAGTTCAGACGCTACGAGGCCCTTGCCGCTGCGACGACCGACCTGACCGAGGGCGTAACCCCCCCGGGAAGCTCCATCACCAGCACCGACTATCAGGCGACTCTCGCTCAGATCGGCGACTGGGTTGGCATTACCGATAAGGTTGCCGACACTCATGAAGACCCCGTTATCAAGGAATACAGCGACGTGCTGGCCGAGCAGGCCGCGCTCACCGTCGAGACCAAGCTGTTCTACGTAATGCGCGCCGGCACCAACGTCTACTACGCCAACGGTTCGGCGCGAACCGATGTTAACACCCCGCTGACCAAGACCCTACAGCAGAAGATTACTCGCGGGTTCAAGCGGCAGAACGCCAAGGTCATCACCAAAAAACTGTCCAGTTCCGCCAACATGGACACGGTGAACGTCAAGCCCAGTTTCATCGCTTTCGTTCATCCTGATCTCGAGCCGACGATCCAGGCGATGTCCGGCTTCAAAGACGTGGTTGACTACGGCAGTATGCAGGCCTACCCGACCGAGATCGGCTCCGTCGGTGACGTTCGTTATCTTACGTCGACCGTGTTCGAGCCTTGGGATGATGGCGGTGGATTGAAAGCCGGCTCCGGCACTACGATGATCTCCACCTCTGCCACCAATGCGGACGTGTATCCGGTTATCTACATTGCTGCCGACTGCGCTGCAGTCACGCCGCTGAAAGGCGCCACCGCTCTCACCCCGTTCGTCAAGAACCCGGGCGAGTCCCGCGAGGGCGATCAGCTCGGCCAGCGTGGCTGGATTGGCTGGAAATCTTACTTCGCCGCCCTGATTTTGAACCAAGTCTTCTGCGCTCGAGCGGAAGTAGCGGCTGCGGAACTGTAATCAATCGAGGGGCGTAAGCCCCTCTTTCTAAGTCCTTGAAGGAGGAAAACACCATGTCTCTCGCTTTCGCCGATAATGTTCAAAAAGTTGGGACTATCACGGTCTCCAACCCGGCAGTCGCTGTCAACGTAATCCTCGGCTGGCAGCCCCGATACGTCCGCGCCTATAACGTCAATAACCTCGTAGCTTACGAGTATTTCGCCGGCATGGCCGCCGGCAAGAGCCTTGACAACGCCAACGACTCCGACACCCAGAACTCGTTGAACGCCGCTGGTTCGATCACGCTCTACGCAGGTCGGGCCGCAGGTGCAGCCGTTTCCGGCACCGTGTCCGTCACCGCAGCTTCCTCGGTTGTAACTGGGTCCAGTACCAACTTTGTGGGCGAACTGGCTGTGGGCGACAAGGTAGTCGTCAACGGCGAGACTCGCTCGGTCGTGTCCATCACCAGTTCCACCAGCATGGTTGTCGATAAGGCTTACGCTGCTTCCGCCGCCACCGTCGCCTTGTTCGACGTTGCTGGTAAAGGCCCTGGGGTAACCCTCGGCACTGACATCTGTGACACCGCCGCCGACGTAGTTTACTGGCTGGCGATCCGCTAAGGAGGTAAGCAATGGCGAAAAAGAATATTTACGGTGACTTAACGGTATCTGGCAGAGTGATCTGCGATACCGTGGTCAACCACGCAGGAGTGGCAGTTACGACGGCCACCGACTCTGCGCTTTCCGGCAACTTGACCGTTGACGGGACTACAACGCTGACCGGAGGCCTGACAGCCAACGGCGGGATCTCTGCTGACGGCGGAGTGTTCTCGGTGGCGAACACCACCGGCAACGTCGTCACTACCGGCACTCTGGCAGTTACCGGAGCCTCCACCCTGACCGGCAACGTAGCCGCAGGCGGAACCCTCGGTGTGGTGGGCGACGTTGCGGTCAATACCAACAAGTTTACTGTTGCTGCTGCATCTGGCAACACGGTCGTCGCAGGCACTTTGGCTGTAGCGGGAGCGCTCGCTGCCAACGCTGGGATCACTGTTGATACCAACGCCTTCACAGTCGCTGACACCTCTGGCAACACAGCCATCGCTGGCACTCTGACCGTCACAGGCGCAACGGCGCTGAACGGCGGGCTGACCATGGACACCAACAAGTTCACGGTCGCGGATACCTCTGGCAACGTCCTGACCGCCGGTACGCTCACCGTAGCAGGCGACGTCGCGGTAAACACCAACAAGTTCACGGTCACCGCTTCGTCTGGAAATACTCTGGTCGCTGGCACCCTGGCAGTTACCGGGGCGTCCACTCTTACCGGAGCACTTACCGCTAACGGCGGTATTGACGCCGGGGCTTCCGGCACTGCCGGATCGGTCGATGTTTTCCCGGCAACAGGAAGTAGGGGCAAGTTGGCAATTACCTGCACCGATCAGACTGGAGATACTACAGTGTCCCTCGTCGCCGGAGCGATGGGCGCGGCCAGAACGATTACCCTGCGCGACCCTGGGGCCGCAGCGAGTTTCTTGACGACCACCGACGCGACTGCTGCCGCGACTGCCGCGACTGCCGCTGAGATCACCCGGGCTTGTGACATCAGCGCGATGGCTGCAGTTTCCCTTACCGGAACTGCTGCTATTACTGCCGCTGATCATGCAGGGAAAATATGCTACATCACCGGCTCCGGCGCAGCGTATACCTACACCCTTCCGGAAGCAACCGGCACAGGGCACGTTTATACGTTCATTATGGGCCAGGTGAATACCAGCAACACGGTTTTCACCACCGCCGACGCCACCAACGCGGACTATCGCGGGGTCGCCATTCTTGGCGACGCAGACGACAACTCCATGAAGATGTTCGCCGCCGCGGCAACCGATGAGCTTATCACTCTCAACGGCACCACAACGGGCGGCGCGATCGGTGACAAGGTAGTTCTTACCGATGTCGCTACTGATATTTGGCAAGTAAATATCATCGGGTGGGTCCCTGCCGGGTCCAACCCCGCTACACCGTTCTCAGGCGCGTAAGCTTCAACCGAGGGGAGGGTGCAGAGTCCCTCCCTTTCATTGAGCCTTGCAATCACCTCTTAAAGGGAGACTTGAAAAATGTACATGAAACGGATGCTGGAGATTGGACAGGCAAGTAATGGCTACGTCATTGAGTGCCGGGTGCCGATCAAGCCGAAGGAAAAGAAAAGCAGCCAAGGGCTGTGTGAGTGCTACCCAGGCTCCAGCGAGAAACAGTACATCGCCAAGGACGCTAAAGAGGTCGTAGCAATCATTGAAAAACTGATGCCGATGCTGGACGACAAGTTTACCTCAGAAGAGGAATTTGACGCCGCATTCACCGAAGCTGCAAAACCCAAGGAGAAATAAATGTCCGTGAACGACGAGTTCGACCTGGCAAAAGACCTTGATATGGAAGAGATGGTTGCCCCTCCGGCGATGAAAAAACCCGCCGCCAAGCTGGCAAAGAAGATCGAAGCCCAGCCCGATCCAGTGGCTGACGAGAAGGTAACCGAGGAACCCGCTCCGAAGAAAAAGAACCGCGTCCGTATCATGATCGACGAGGTTGCCGGCATGAATAACTTCGAGGTTGTTGGGGTCAACGGTGTCATTTACCAGATCAAGCGAGGAGTTCCGGTTGAAGTCCCGCCCGAGGTCGTCCATGTCCTTGAGAACGCTCAGATGACCCATGTGGAGCGTAAGCGAAACCTCCTGACCGGCGAAGTCGAAGAGACCCGCAAGGTTTTCTCGGCGATCCCCTGGCGGAGAGTGTAGGCCATGACCCGGGCTGAGATGCTGGCAGAACTTCGTGAGGTTATCCATGACACGACGCTCTCAGTAGGCTGGGGGGATGCTGTTTTGGTCGGGTATCTTGCTGAAGGGCAGGATAAGTTCTGCGAGGAGACCGGCTATTTTCGTGATGCTACCAACTACACGGTGACGTTGCAGACGGACACCGCGAGATACGACATCAGCGACCGGATTATTCAGGTCCTGCATGTATGGGACGGGATGCGGCGCCTCGGAAAGATTCACGACGACCGAGTAGTCAGCAATGACGACTGGCCCGCAACGATCAGCGTTACGGCCGGCCTACCCACCCACTGGCGCACTGACAAAGAGACCGGAGCTATCGAGTTCTACCCGACGCCGACCTCCAATTACGATGCGCGCGTTATGACGCTTCAGGTGTGGCGATACAGTCGGTACCCGCTTGACCGCATGAGTAGTACGATAACCTTAGCAGGCTCCTTGCACGCTGGCGACGTTATTACTGCTACGGTGAATGGAGCGGTTTACTCATATGTGGTTCTCGGAAGTGAAGGATCGTTGTCCGCTGTTGCTGCCGCACTGGCCGCTGTTATTGACGCCTCTACCGATCTGGTAGCTACTGCATCCGGCCAGGTGGTGGCTGTATCCGCGCTTCTACCAGAAGTGTCTACATCTACGACTACTGTCGTTAGCGGCGAGGGCGCTACGGTGACGGCTACAGCGGCAGATGTGTACTCTGCATCTCCTGAGATTGTTAACCGCCTTCAACGCGCCTGCGTCGAGTGGGCAGCCTACAAGGCGCTCATGCATCACGACTCAGAGACACAAGATCCGATCAAGGCGTCAGAGCATTTGGCTGCGTTCAATGCGTATGTGCTTGATGGGATTCGGCAGTTCCGCAGGAAGCACAATCAGGAGACCTGGGTCGGTACTGATCCGGCGTACCGGACATGACAGTAACCATCGTCGACAAGTGTGAAGGCCTCAACACTATTCTCGACCCAATGCACCCTGTCAAGGATACTGACCAGTACGGCAGACCTATTCCCAGCCCGCATCTGGCGAAAGCCGTCAACATCAGGATCACCGATTCAAACAAGATCGAGTTGGGGCCAGGCTTTACAAAACTCGAAGACCTGACCGCAGGCCATTCCCTGTTTTGCGACAACGGTCCATGCCTGGTCCATGACGGCGGCAGTATGTACGAAGTTGCGGCGGATCTGTCGCTATCGGCTGCAAAGCGCACCGGCATGAGCGGCGATCCAAT